TCCGGGCCAGCGGCATCGGACCCTGCCGAGCCCGTGAGCGGAAGCGCACACGCGCGAACAAAACGTCGCCTTCTTAATCTGGCTTCGAAAGCGCGTCACGTGCTTGCCACAGCAAGCGCAGCTAATGATTAAACGCGCTGATGGCGGAGGCGCCGCCCATAGATCAAGCTGGCGGCCTTGCCGCCCTCGTCGTACCTTTTTCGCAGCCATTTGCCTTCGCTCGGAACGGAGGAGATGGTTAGGGCCGGCGCGGCATCCCCAAGATGCTGCGCTGGCCCGCTTTCCTTTTTTACTCTGCCTTCCCGGTCAGGGCCAGTTTCATGGCTCGTTGAATAATATTAAAGCTGGCGCCTTCGGCCTTTTGAGCCGCCATGATTTCTTCGAGCAGCTTGCGGTCGTCCTCTGCGAAGACCCGCAGATCCATGTCGAGCGGCACGCGCTCTATGGTCTCGTCGTCGACGGCCCGGATCAGGCCGTTCATTTCGTCTTCGTATTTCTTCCAGATGTCCGGATCGTCGGGCTTCTGGCTCTCGACGTTCCTGCGTTCTAAGGGAGTCGCAACATCGCAATGCGCGCTCGGATCGCCCTCGTCATAGGGCAACCCGTCGTCCATCGCTTCGCCTTCGGACAATTCATGCCAGGGCAGCGATTGGTCGGTATCTATCCCGCACTTGAGGATCTTCGGAACGCGTTTATCGACCCAGACAGTTTTCAGATCGCGCGTGCGGTTGGCGAGCCAGGGAACGTCGAACTCGCGATTGACGGTGCAATTGGCAACCAGTGCTGCGGTGCTCTCGTAATATTCGTCTGCAAGCGCGGTTGCGGCGCGCTCGTTATCGTGACGATGGCCGGCGCTCACGCGGCGTACCTGGTGCGCTCGCGCGGTGCGGTATCCCAGCCGTCGACAACCCACAGGTGCTTGTGCTTGCGGAAGCCGGCGGGTGGAGCAGACGCTTTGATCGTACCGTCCTCGGGACGCCCCGAGCCGCCACCGTCATCGCTGCCGGTGCCGCTTGTGTCGCTGCCGGGTGTCGCCATGTTGACCGGCTGCCAGGGCTCGTCGAGGCCTTCGATCGGGTTACGTCCGTCATCAAGCCGCGCATCCTGGCGCGTAAGCCAGCCCGACATGATGCCGACGCGATAATTGTTGTAACGCGCGGTGATGTCCGCTCGCGTCAGTTCGCTCAGATCGTAGTGGACGTGAATATCGTCATTGGCGCTGCGCAGATCGAAGGTCTTGCGCAACTTGAGCTTCCAGCGTCGCGTATAGCCGGAGATCGTGTAATTGACGTACTCCTGCGACTGCTGGACTATATTGCTGAACGCTGATTTGCTCAGTTCGCCGATCATGTGCGGCGGAATGCGGAACATCCGCGCGATTTCGAGCAGCTGAAATTGCCGCCCGGCGATGAATTCCATTTCCTGCGAGGATAGCTGCAGCGGCGTCCACTTGAGGCCGGCTTCCATGATCGCAGCGCGACCGGCATTGCCGATCCCGGAGTTCAGTTCCTTCCAGTTCGTCTTGAGACGCTCGACGGTCGCCTTGTCGAGTTTCTGTTCGGTCGAAAGCACACCCGATGGTTTTGCGCCGACGCCGATCCATTGTGCGGCAACACGTTCCTGACCGATGGCGAGGCCAATTGCGTCGCGCGCCACCGCAATACGCGACGCGCCCATCAGCCCGTTCACCGACAGACCGCGCAGATGAAACATATCGGCTGCGGGAATCAGGAACGGCATGTCGCGCAGCTCGGCCATTTCGTGCAGGCCAAACGGCGTCACCCGATAGAACAATGTCCCATCAGGCGCTTCCCACAGCGCGACGCGATCGGGATTGATCGGAACGAGCTTGCAAGGACGCCCGCGCGAGTCCCGGATGATGACGGCATAACCGTTGCCTCGCATGACGAGGCCGACTTGCACCATCTCCGAGAATTCGAGCCAATCCTGCCACTCGTTGGGCTCCTCGAGGAGCTCGGCGAGCGGATTGTCGCTAACGGCTTCGCGGCCACCGTCTTTGCGAAAACGAAACAGCGAAACCGGAAGCTTGGCCACATCTTCCGTCAGCATCTGCACGCAGGCCATGACGGCTGCTGCGCCGAGCGCTGTTTGCTGATTGATGTTGACGCCGGCGGAAGACGGAACGGACCAAAGCTGGTCGCCCCACAGCAACGCATCTGCCGTCGTGTCGTTGGAGCGCGTCTGCCGCCATGTCTGCGGCAGCGACGTTGCGAATGCGCCGAGGCGCGAGAGAAAGCCCATGCCCTCGCCCCTGCGTTAAATGGCGTCGAGAAGTATGATGCCCTCCCCGACTCCGCCCGTGCTCGGATTTTTCGCCATCAGCGCCGCTGCATTGAACGTCGCCATCAATGGATCAATCTTGGCAAAGCCCGAGGCCTGCTTGGTGATGAGAATGCCGTTGGCTCTCGGTTCGACCTTGGCGTTGCCCACGCACCAGGACATCAACCGTGTCCCGCCGTGGACAAACTCACTGCCGGCTAATTTCCGCTCGACCGTCTTGATCGCCGTCATCAACTGCCAGCCCTGTGGCACGCCGACGACATAACCGGCCTCGGTCGAGGTATCGATGCCTCTATTCCCGAGCTCGTCGAGCACTGCGCCGATTCCGGCTGGATCGACGCCGATCGCGCCCTTCTCCGGAAACTTTCCGGCTTCTCTTATTTGTTCGATGAAGTCGACGATCTGATCGATATCGTCGCCGACACGCTCGACGATGGTCAGGTCACCATCGGCGGCAAAGTCCAAAAGCCTTGGCGCAATCTCCTTGCGTCGATCGAGCACCGTCTTGTGACACCAGGCGTGGCCCCAATGCAGCCAGCGTTGTGCGGTCGGGGAGCCGGTATAGAAGCGCTCGTCCTCGTTCGCCGGCGCTTCGCGCCCGATGACTGCGAGGCCGAAGAGGTCGTCGAGGCCGCCGCCGTCGGCTCCGGAACAGGCGACCTCCGATCGCGCGAGGAGATTTACAAGCGAGCGCAGCGAAGCGTCGGCGTTCTTGCCAACTGTCATTCAGATTTCGTAGAGCGTCTCGAGAACCTCGCCGGCCGCGAATGCGAACATTTTTTTGTTTATAGTCACGCACAAGACCGGCTGACCGACTTCGTTCAACCCGTAGCTGATGTCCTGCACGCCGCGCGATCCGAGGTAAAACGAATCTTTGACGCGACGGCGCCCGCTCCGCAATTGAACGGAAATAATCCGTTTCAGACCCATCCGTTTCGCGATTTTACCTATCATCAATCACCAGTGCTGGGCCCCGACCCAATTATCGATGGCGAGAGCAGTGCCCACCTCCACGTTGAAGTGCTGGCTGGCTAGAAGCGCGAGCTTCTTCGGGTCGTTGCTCTCTTCCGCGGCCGCAAGTTCCCGATCGAGGAAGTCCGGACTGACGGAGCGCCCCATGTTCGGATTGACCAGCGGCCATAGGTGCTTGCTCTTCCAGCCACCGTCCTTGCTCAAACGCTCGGGCAATTCGTACGTAATAGAAAGCAGCGGCAGCGCGATCTTGCCGTCGCGCACCTTGCGCGCCATCGTCAGTTCTTGAGCGAACACGCCAGCCGGCGGCGACTTCGATTGCGTCGTGGTCTGGAACAAGAAGCCGTCCGGCCGGGCCGCCAAGGCTCCGCGCAATTCGACAAAAATATCAGCTGCATCCGACTTCTCGGCAAAGACATGCGTCTCGTCGATCATCGTGCCGGTTTGCTTGCCGCCGGTGATGGTGTCGGTGTCGGCCGCCTTGATCTTGAGGGTTGCCTCGCTCTTGCGGTGCGTAATCGTCCGGATGTGGCGCTGAATGTGAAACAGCTTGGCCAGTTCGTCGTCGGCTCGGATGGTACCGGAGGCCTGCCGGAACGTAATGTCGGCGATTTCCTTGGTAGGCGCCACCAGTACGAATTCAGCTTCCGGCCGCCGATTCATGATCAGCGCCACCACCATCACGATGCCGCCATTCGACGACTTCGAGTTCTTCTTCGGGATGAGCAGGAAATATTCCTGAATCATCCGCTTGTTGGTGGTTACATCAAAGGAGCCGAACAGGGCCGCGACGATCGGGAAAAACCATTCCCCGCACGCTTGGGCCATTGTCGGCTTGCCGGGGATGTCCGGGAGCCGGAGCCGCTTGAATACCCGCAGCGCCTTCGCTGCTTCAGTTTCGAAGAGCGGCAGGTCCGGGACGAGAGATCGTCCTGACAGCAAGCGCTCTTCCCAATCGAGGCAGGCGGTGGACCAGGGCATCAATTGACCGACGTGCTCGAGGGGTCGAGGTCGTCGCCCCATTCCGTGCCCTGGCCGGCAGTGGTTGCTACCTGTTCGGCCGCAGCTTTCTTGCCCGGGGCAGCGCCGGCAGCTGCGGCAAATGCCTTTTGCTCGTAGCGCACCGCCATCCGCGCTGCCCAATCCCGGCGCGCCGGCTCGATGTTTGGGTCGCGCATCAGCCGATGCAGATATTGCAGCGCGGTCTCGCCCTCCGGCGACGGCGCCTCGAGCTTGCGCTTGTTCGGCGTGCCCTTCTTTCGGCCGCCACGGCGTTCGCCCGGTTTTGATCCTCTCGGCATCGATTCTGCCGCGCGCGTTTTCCTTTGCTACTTTAGCAAAGCTGCCGCGGAGCGCCCCGTTGTTTGCTACTTTAGCAATAGAATAATATTCCAAAAAAAATTCTGCGGATGCCTCCGATGCGGTATCAGCAGCCCCGTTTTTTGAGAATTAAACCCCCATCCGGAGAATATTCATCTCCATCGTCGACTTCGTTCGGCATTGGTCTTTCGGACATGGTGTGGAGGGCAGAGGCATTGCCCATTGCTGGGATCAAGGAGTGCACCGCCGTCACTCCGTTCAACGATATGATCGGCGTACATGACGCTGCCGCTGGAGGTCCGCGCACAGCGCATACCGTTCTCAATCCACTCGCATCGATAGCCGGCGCGCTCGAGCACTGCGGCCCGCCAAGCGCGGTGTTCGGCCGTTAGCAGCTCCGGATCCGCACGCTTCGGCGCAGGCGGCGCGGTGCGCAGATCCATCGCCGCAACGCGCGGCTTGAGCATGGTCAAACGCCCGCGCTTCAACGCACACCCTTGACTGGCTGCACCTTGATCGACTGCCGCAGCATCGCTTTGGCCATCAGCTGCAGCGTGCGATTGAGCAGCTGATCCATGGTGTTCATTCGTTCGGATCGACCAGATACTCGCGCCGCGATTGCTGATAGCGCTCCAACACCCGGCAGATCAGTTCATCGTCCGACGTCCCGTCATCCTCGTTGCGCAAGTGGCGGAAGAGGATGTCGGTCAATCGTACGCGCAGGCGATGCTTGATCTTTTCGTTGACGCTGTGGGCGGAGTAGGCCGCCAGCATGTCCGGGTTTTGCGGCATGGATCGTCGTAACCGGCGAGCGTGTGAAAATGGCTAATCGCGGCCGCTCGGCGCTTGGCGGTCTTGCGACCGTTCCACATCAGATAGGCAAGCACTTGAGCGGGCGCTGCCGGAAGCGCGCGTGAATTCACGCTCGCGCACCATAGGCGAAAGTGTTGCCAATCGCGTTTAAAGGAAGCGTTTGCCCGCGTGCGACGAGAACCCGCGTGCTCGGCGGTCATAGACCTTGAGCTGCTTGACCGACTTATGGCGCGTCACGTCCATGACAGAGAGGACATCGGCGCCGGATTCGAGGGCTGACGTCACAAAGCCGGTGCGCATGCTGTGGCCGCCGAATGTCGTCGGATCAAGACCCGCACGTAACGCCAGCTTTTTCACAATCCGCGCCACTTGATGGTCACACAAGCGCGCAGGCAAGACCTGGTTGGCGCGCACGCCACGAAACAACGCTCCCTCGCGGATACCTGAGGCGTCTAGCCACGCTTCAAGCGCCCGCATGGGCTGTAATTTTGTGCCGCGCGGCACCGAGATTACGTAGCCTTCGCCGGCTTGGTCTACTTTCGATCGGCGAATCAAGACCCTCACCCCTTCCGGCGTTAGTTCCAGATCCTCGACATTGAGCGCGACGATCTCCGATCGACGGAGCGCAGCGCCAAAACCGACGAGGATGAGCGCTGCATCGCGCTTTCCCATCAGATTGTCGGTAGCGGCCGACAGCATCGCTGCAATCGTGCGCGCGGTGGTCGGTGTCTTGCGCTTCTGCGCTACGCCAAGTTTGCGACGGATTCCACGCAGGACGGCGCGCACGCCTTCCGAATATGTTGGAGAAATGTGCCCGGCCGCACGGTGTGCAGCACTTATCGAAACAGCGCGCCGCCCGATCGTTGCGGCCGTCTTCCCTCGATCAGCAAGATTGGCGAGATATTGGGCTACTACTAGCGGCTCAGCCGGCAGCGGGTCATGACCGGCAGTCTCACACCACGCTTGAAAGTCGGCCAGGTCAGATGCGTAAGCGCGGCGCGTGTTCGGCGCCTTTTCGGACGCCAAGTATTCGCGGAGGGAATCGAGCGGATCAACCAGTGCGCCCATCAGCGTTCGATAATAGCTCCGCGACTGTGGGCAATATCAATGGCTCAGTTAGCCGCATAAAATGGGGGTTTTTCACAGAAATACGCGGCAAAACGGGGATGAAACACGTTCAGTATGCAACCATTATCAGGCCTCCCCGCGACGGCCGATTACCGAACGTCGGCCGAGACGCCGATCAAGTCGGGCCCGGTATAGACGGGCGTGCGCATAGACCTGCGCCGAACCATCGCGCGCTCAATTCCCTGCGCTTCGAAAAACCGGAACCATTTCCGTGCCGTCTTGGGACTGCAGCCGAGGAGAGCGGCAGTCCACCCTGCCGTCTTACCGTCGCGGTAATGGCGTTCGAATTCGCGCCGGACGATGGCTTTGAGGATCATGTGCGCTGACCGGCGGGGCGGCTCTTGCTGCGCCTTACGACCGGAATCCGTCGGCCGCCGTTTTGTACAAAACGTACGCCGGAATCCCGAAGCGGAGAGGTAAAAGCGCGGATGTCGCGTTCTTGCGCATCCATCGATGCAGCACATTGAGACCGCAGCGCAACAGCGAAAGCATTCGGCGTCGGCGCGAAGAGATGACGGGTCACATAGGATTTCCGGGAGCAAAAATACGAAAGCCGCCTCGGTGCGAGACCGGGCGGCGTCCTTTTACACGCCTCATGATGGTGTCAAGCTTTTGCCCCCTTGTCAAAGTCGACGATGCGCACCTTGGAATTACGGGGTTTTTCTGGAGGCGGTCCGGCGCGCGGACGCTCCGGTTCGCGCGGAAAATATCTTATTGGAATAGAGCGTTGTCGGAATGTGCGGTGCGCAATTTCAGGTTCGATCCACGGAGCGGGATTTGCGGCGGGTTTAAGCGCTTGATGCTCACTCAGTTCAAGCCGTTTTGCGAGCGTGGTTAATGCATACCACCAGATCAGGTACTCGGCGCGATCAAATAGAACGCGGATCGGCGACGGGCTCCATTGCAGCGGGCAATAGGATCCCATGGTGTAGACGTTCTTACCGCGGCATTCGCCGACGATCTTTGCTGCTCCACCACGCTCCGCAGGAATCTTCGCGGGCCAGACTTGGTCTGAACTGAAGAACGGCCGCGTGCGGCGGATGGCGTGCAGGTGCACGAGTGCAGCCACGTTGATGCTGTTCACCGCGATCACATCGCGCGCGTCGTCTCGGATCGGACTAGCGCGAACGCCACGCATGAATTTACCTTCGCTCACGTAGGTGAAATCGGCCAGCGACGCCTTGTCCAGCTGCTTGGCGTCGCGCCCCGAGCCGCCATCGGCGAATCGCGGTCGGCGCGGTGCCGCGAGCTCATTGATGCTGACCAGGCCTGCAAGGTCCCAGGCGATCAGATCGAAGTCCGAATCCCAATCGACAGTCAATGAGCCAAGCTGAGCAACTTGGCGCTCGATCTCCTCGGCATCCCGATGGGGAAGCCCAAAATGCGGATAGCGCTGCGCGGCGCCATGGCCGACGTCGATGCCGCCGCGCTGGCCGTATTCCCGCACGGCATCCCACACGCCTTCAGCCGATGAAATCTGGCGTTTTGGCAGTTCGTCGAGATAAGCCCACTGCAAGAGCTTCTCGATCTCGACCTTTTTCTTGAGGCCTGTACCGGACACAGGCGTCCGCTGACCGGAGGCGTGCGCCTCGGTCGGATCATCACTGCGCTGCACCGCAAGCATTCCCCGCACCCAGCCTGGAGAATTCCGTCAAAATCCTCCGCGCTGGAAGGGGTCATGCGCGAATGCGGTTAATCGAATTTGAGGGCC